TCTGAAGACCGAGCATGAGGACCTGAAGGAGGAGCTGAAGACGACCCGGGCTGAGGCCCGCGACCGTCGGCACGCGAACAAGACCCTCGAAGAGCAACTCGGGGCGCTCACGAAAGAGCGGGATGAGCTCAAGGCCAAGGCCGAAGCCGACCCGGAAGGGTTCAAGCGGCAGTTGGCCGAGCAGCAGGCCACGATCCAGGGGCTGAAGCACGAGCGGGCCTTCGGCAAAGTGGCGGTCACGCTCAGGGTCACGGACCCGACGAAGTTCGCCGACCTCGTGAAGATCGCCGGCTATCAGCCCGAGGGTGATGAGCCCGATGAGGCCAAGATCACAGCGTCATTCCAGGAAGCGCTGAAAGGCCGCTCCTGGCTGATCGACGCACCAGCACCGCCCCCGGGAGGGGGCAAGCCTGCCGCGGGAGCGGCCGGGGCCAACGGGGCACAGCCTGGCGCGAAGCCGGGTCCGGGTGCGGACCGGGGGCAGTCTGTCACGACCGAGCAGAGCCAGCCGACGAACCGCGTTGCCGGCCGGCTGTAAGATTCTCGATTTTGGATTGCTGATTTCGGACTGCTTCAAACGCAATCCGCAAGCGATTCCGAAGCAATCAAACATCGATAATCGAAAACCCGAAATGAAGGTTGCACATGGCCAACAATTTGGCTGCCTTTAACAGTGAAGCCTGGTCCGAGCGGCTTGTGACGAAGCTCGATCAGGTCAACATCATGCTCCCCCTGGTCAATCGCAACTGGGAGGGAGACCTGCGCCAGAACAAGACGGTGTGGGTCCGCACGCCGGGCAACATCAGCATGGGAAGCTATTCCCGTGGCGGCACCATCACGTACCAGGACCTGACTCCGGTCAAGGAAAGTTTCACCGTCAACGATGGTGAATACTTCGCCTTCGAAGTGGACGACATCGACAAGGCCCAGTCCGACATCAACGCGATGGACGTTTACATGAAGCGTGCCGTCGTGGCAATGAACAACACCGTCGAGGCCAAGATCGTTGCGGCCACCTCGGGTGCTGCGGTCAACCTAGGCGCGGCCCCGGCGGGCAGTGGCGCCATCTTGACCCCGGTCATCTCCGGCGGCGCTGTCACCAGCGTCACCATCGCGAACGGCGGCTCGGGGTACTCGACTGCGCCCGTGATTCAGTTCGTCGGCGGCACCGGCACCGGCGCCACGGCCACATGCACCGTGTCTTCGGGTGCGATTGCCGCCGTCACCGTCACCGCGGGAGGCGCAAACTACACCGTCGCCCCCTCGGTCCTCTTGACCACGGCAACGCCGATCACCCTGACCAGTGTGTCCAGCCCGGCCACGGACGTCTACAGCCTGTTCTGCAACGCCCGGGCGATCCTCAGCAAGCAGAACGTTCCCGCCACCACGGGCAGCCGGTGGGCGGTGATCGACCCCGATACCACGAGCCTGCTCTTGCAGGACACCGAGCACTTCGTCCGCGCCGGCGAGCTGGGCGACAAGGTCGTCCAGTACGGCCTGATCGGCGGCGAGGAAGTGGCCCGCACCGCGGCCAACGCCCCCGGCTTCGTCGGGGCCTGCGCCGGGTTCATGGTCTACGAAACGCCCCACGTTCGCCTGGGTTCGGGTACCAAGTACTTGACCTTCGGCGATAACGAGGCGATCAGCTACGCCGCGCAGATCACCGAAATCGAGGCTTTGCGGCTCCAGACCACGTTTGCCAACGCCGTCCGCGGGCTTTTGCTGCACGACACGTTCGTGCCGGCTGAGGGCGCCAAGCGGCTCGTGACCATCCTGGCGAACCAGTAATCCCTCGCGAGAAACCGGAAGAGGATCAGGATCAGGATCAGGATCTTCCGAATCGAGTCCTGCTCTTGCTCCTGATCCCTCCCAATCCCTGCCTTCTTTCCAGGGCACATCATGGCCTGCAAATTCATACCGGCTCAGGAAGCCCTGAGCGGGACCAGTACCGACTGGACGATGGGGACTGAGCTCTCCGGGCTCACCGGCAGCGGGCTCCTGACCATCACGTTCTGGCTCAAGTGGGATTCGTCGTCGAACCACGGTTACTTCCTCGAGACGCTGGACCCGATCCGACACGCCGGCTGGGCGAGCATCTTCGCCGGCTGGGTCGTCTGGCCCCATAACCCGGCCGACGGGAAGTTCTACGTCGGCGTCTCGGGAAACACGTCACCGGAGGGTTCGACGTATTCTCAGGGCGCGTTCACGGGCCCTTCCGATACGGCCTGGCATCACTATGCGCTCCTGATCGACTTCAGCCAGACGATCGCACTCATCAAAGCCTACGTTGACGGGGTGGACGTCGGCACAATCGGAGCCGGCACGGCCTACGGCTCGACGCAGACGGCGCCCGGCGGCAATCTCAAGCCCTGGGAGCTCTGCCTCGGCGGGGACGCGGGGGGTGTCGGATCAAGTAGCAGCCTCTCCGGCTCGGGCGCCGCCCAGGACCTCGCGCTCTACGCCGGGCATAACCTCAACTCGACCGACGTTGCCGCGGTGTACGCGGGCGATCCTTCGAGCGCCTCCGTCACGCCGACCTACTGGTGGAAGCTCACGGAGAACCCCGCGCCGACCGCGTTCGCTGCGACGAATGGGTCAACTCCGCTGGGAAATGGCGGTTGCACCTACCTCGCCGGCCCGCACGCGCCGCCCCAGTGCGTGGTCGCGATGCCGTCGATCGTGCATGGCGACGGCCTCGCGACCCTCACGTTCACCTGGAACAACAACCACCCCAACAGTACGGCCACCGTCTTCACACCCTCGCTCGTCGGCGCCACGGGCACCTTCAACCCGCCGTCGGTCACGCTTGGCACCTCGGCCAATGCCGTCGCGACCAGCCGCCTGACCCTGAGCTCGACGACTCCCGGCTCGGCCACCGTCCACGTCACCAACAACGGGGCCCTCACGACGACCGACCAGCCCTTCACGGTCGCGAATCCCCTGGTGCATGTCGCCGTTGCCGAGCTCTCGCCGACGGCCGCCTTGCTTCGGTTGACGACCAACAAGATCAGCGACAATTCGGCGCAGGCCGTGACCGGCCTCAACTCGATTGGCTCGGGCGCCACGCTCACCGTCAACGGCGGGACACCGCTCTCGCTCGACGGGCTCGACTGGATCTTCGACAGCGCCAACCCCTACGCCCTGGTCGCTCCCAAGAGCCCTTACATCGCCATCCTGGACGATGGCGCGGGCTCGGGCGTGACGTTCACCGGGTCGTGGACCAACAACTTCGCTGCGTCCTTCAACAAGAATTGCGGCGGCGACCACTACAGTTACACGGACACCCACACAGATTCGGTGGTCTACACGTTTGCCAACGTTCCGCCGGGCGCCTACCGGGTCTCGGCGATCGTGCCGAACGATCCAGGGACAACCTACACCGCCAGCGCTCAGTACGTGCTCAAGGACGGTGGCACGACCGTCGGCACCGGCACCATCAATCAGAACACGAGCGGCGTCTTCAGCGGCGTCTTCGACCGTGCCGATCTTGGCTTGCGGTACAAGGACGCCATCACCTCGGCGACGATCACGACGGGCACGACCGTCACCGTCACCATCACGAATGCGACCAGCTCGGGGCGCCTCGTTGTTGACTCGATCCGCCTGGAGAAGGTCATCCCGCCCCTGGCGAGCAGCGGCGACACGGTCGTCCTGAACCTGCCGGACGGCTATATCCAGACCGCCCTCGATTCCACGGCTGCCGTCTCGAATATGGCCGTGACGCTAACGCCCTCAAGCGGCCTCGCGGGCTGGTTCCGGTGTGGCACCGAGCGGACCATGGGGATCGGCTACAACACCGGCCATCCGGAGTACGTCAACTACGGCCATGCCCAGGCGGATCTCTGGAAGGGCAGTAGCGGGTGGTATCTCAGCTCCGGCGGCGCCTTCACGCTGGCGCCGGACCTGCAGCTTGCCGCAGTCGCTGCGGACACGATCGCCTATAACGTGGTCCTCTCGCTCGCTCCCGGCTTCGGGGTCAACTCGGGGCCAACGGGGTGGAATTGCGTTGACTCTTGGGGTTTCCCCTTGCGTCCGTCCGGCAGCGTCCAGTCATTCACGTTGATCTTCGACACGCCCGGCCACCCTCTGATCACTGTCTTGAGCAACGGCGGCACGGTAATCTCGCCGTCGAGCTATAGCGCCAGTCCGGGCACCGGAATTTCGTTTACCTTCACGATCACGGCGCCCCCTGGGCTCCCCGCCTACAACCCTGGATTGACGATCAGGGTTCAATCCCAGAACTGGCCTTCCGGTTCGACAAACGACTACATCACCAACGTCAAGTGCTTCGGCGGCGAGATCCCCGGCGGCTGGAGCCACATGAGCCATCCGGCCCGCTACGATCGTTTGCATGGGCGTGGCTACTTCGCCCAGCGCATGATGAACGCCATGGGGACCGCGGCGGAATCGAACGTCGTGGAGTTCTGGCAATTCT